ACTAGTGACCTTGGAGCAAAAGAAAAATAAACAACTTTTATTTTTAGTAGCACAACCCAGATCAGGTAATACTTTATTTGCAAGTATTATAAATCAAAATCCTGAGATAGTAGCTACTCCTAACTCTATTACATTAGAGATAATGAAAGATTTGTTTTTATTAAAAAATACAGATGTGTTTTTAAATTATCCAGATCATAAGTCTTTAGATAATGTATTAGATGTAGTCTATGATACTTACTATAAAGATTGGCCACAACGTATCATTATTGATCGTGGACCTGTTATGACACCTGGTAATTTTGCATTAATAAAAAAACATTATAAACGACCTTTTAAATGTATAGTATTACTTAGAGATTTAATAGATGTATTAGCTAGTTACATGAAGTGGTACACAGAAAACCCTGATGCATTTCCTAATAGATATAATTGTAAAAATGATGATGAAAAATTAGCTATGATTATGAATAAAAATGGTGGAATAGCAAAAGAACTTGAAGCAATAAAAAATGCATTTAACTACCCAGACATCTGTCACTTTGTAAAGTATGATGATTTAGTTGCACAACCAGAACAAGAGTTTAGAAAAATATATGAGTTTATAGGTGAGCCTTACTATAACCACAAGTTTGAAAACTTGAAACAAGTTGAAGTTAATGGTATGGGTTACGACGATAAGATTGTAGGAAAGAATATGCATAAAATTAAAACGGTTGTTAGAAAAGAATACAACCCTTATATTGAGAAAATTCCAGAAAGGATAAGACAGAAATATGGACACATCAGATTTTAATTTTGTATTTTTAGGTCAGTCGGTATTAAAATACCAAGTACCTTTGGATGTATACAATACGATTAACCATATCTATGAAACAAAGTATCCTGAATTAAAACCTGCTAATAAACAATTAGTTGGTAAAATTGAAAAAGAACATAGTTTATTTTTTAATGGCGAAGACAATAATAAGATGACTAGACATAATCATTTACCACAAAATGTATTACAATGGTTTGAACAAAAGTTTAGACACTATTTAGATTGGAATAAAGTTAAACAATATGATTTACATTTAAACTCTATATGGGTTAACACAATGTTTCAACATGAATATAATCCAGTGCACGTGCACCAAGGATCATTATTTACAGGTTTATCTTCTGTTATGATTTTAAAATTACCGGAGTCTTATGGTGTAGAATATTCCGCAACTGATCAACCACAAAATGGTAGATTACAAATACTAGGTTCAGCTAGTGGACATTTTGCAAATGTAGACTATCAACCAAATATTAAAGAAAGAGACTTTTATATATTTCCATATGACATGAGACACTGTGTTTATCCTTTTAATGGACCAGGATTTAGAAGAACACTTGCTGCAAATATGGATGTTAAGTATAACCCAATTCAAAATAGAGGAGTAAGTTAATGTACGAAAACAGACACATATCAGAACCTAAATGGAAAAGTTGGATAGTTCAAACTACCACACCATTGTTTACACCAGACCAATGCAGACAAATTATTGAATGTGGTAGACGTCAAAAACCACAACAAGCACAAGTTGGTATGGGTAAACCAGGAGGTGGTACCGATACTAAAAAAAGAGTAACCACAATATCTTGGTTACCGTTTCAAGAAATGGGACACATGTATCGTGATCTCAATAATTTTATACAAAAAGCAAATGAAAATCATTTTGGTTTTGGTGACATACAAGTTACAGAGAATGCACAGTTTACAGAATATCCAGAAGGAGGATTCTATGATTGGCATATGGATTGTGATGTAAACATGGAACATGAACCACCAGTTAGAAAAATATCAATGACATTATTACTTAACGATCCATCAGAGTTTGAGGGCGGTGATTTAGAGTTGATGGCACCAGGTAAATTTGCAGAACTTAAACAAGGTCATGCAATTATATTTGCATCATTTTTAAATCACAGAGTTAATCCAGTAACTAAAGGAATGAGACAATCTTTAGTTTGTTGGTTTGGAGGTAAACCATTTAGATGATAGCTGAAGGATTTTTTCCAACTCTTATATACGCTGAAGATGTTAAACTAAATAATCAACAACTAGCTAATGATATTGTTGCTTGGTCTAAACAAGACGAAGGTGTGAAGAAAACAAATGTAGATGGTTGGCATAGCCAAACTAATATGCATGAAATGCCACAATTTAAATTACTGGTAGATGAGTTATTTAAAATGCAATATCAAATATACAAAGAAGAATGGTTAGATAGGCAACCAAAACTTGGTAATATGTGGGCTAATATAAATTATCCTGGAGGTTATAATAAACCTCACATACACCCCAACAGTTTATTTAGTGGTGTGTATTATGTAAAGACACAAGAAAACTGTGGTAAAATAGTTTTGTACGACCCAAGACCAGGAATACAAACAAACATGCCTGCAAGAAAACCAGGTCAACCACCAAAACATTTATGGAGAGAAGTGCATTTAGAGAGTGTTGAAAATAGAATAATTATGTTCCCTTCTTGGTTGTGGCATAGTGTTGAACCTAATAAATCAAATGATATAAGAATATCAGTAAGTTTTAATTTTATACAAGATGGCTTTCAATAAATATCAGGTAATAAAAAAAGCAGTTAACTACGAGTTAGCTAATTTTATCTTTAATTATTTTTTACTTAAACGTGATGCAGTTCAATGGATGTATCAAAACAACATTACTTACGATACAGGAATGCTTGGAACATGGACAGATCAACAGATTCCAAACACTTATTCTCATTATGCTGATCCTGTAATGGAGACTTTGTTAGTGAAAGTATTACCAGTAATGCAACAAGAAACAGGCTTAGATTTAATTCCAACTTATTCATACGCTAGATTATATAAGTATGGAGACGAATTAAAAAGACATAAAGATAGACCTAGTTGTGAAATATCTACTACCATAAACCTAGGAGGTGATCCTTGGCCTATCTTTATAGATGGCACAGGTGCAGATTCTGTTATTGATGAATACAAAAATATACATAAACCAAACGCTCCAAAGGGTACTAAAGTCTTGCTTGAAGTAGGTGATATGTTAGTATATAGTGGTTGCGAACTCGAACATTGGCGAGAGCCATTTGAAGGTCAGGTTTGTGGTCAAGTATTTCTACACTATAACCACAGAAATGGTCCGTTCGCTGATAAAAATAAATTTGATAAACGACCATTATTGGGTATTCCACCAATAAGGAATATGTAATAGGATGAGGTTATATGCTACAAAAAATAGGATTCCAACCTGGATTCAATAAACAGATAACAGAAACCACAGCTGAAGGACAATGGGTTGATGGTGATAATGTACGTTTTAGATATGGTACACCTGAAAAAATAGGTGGATGGTCACAGTTAGGTGAATCAAAACTTACAGGAGCTGCAAGAGCTTTACATCATTTAGTTAACAAGTCTGGTAACAAGTTTGCAATCATAGGCACAAACAGAATTTTATACGCTTACACAGGTGGCGTATTCTACGACATTCATCCAATTAAAACTACTACAACATTATCAAACGCATTTAGTACAACGAATGGTTCAGCAACGGTTACATTAACATTCAGCACGGATCATAACATTCAAGAAAATGATATTATTCTTTTAGATAATTTTACAGCTATTACAAACTCTAACTACTCAGCGTCAGACTTTGATGATAAAAAATTTATGGTAACAAGCGTGCCAACAGCTACCACTCTAACTATTACAATGCCATCTAATGAGACAGGCTCAGGTGCTACAACATCTGGTGGTATCAGAGTACAACATTATTATCCAGTAGGTCCTGCAGAACAATTACCTGGTTTTGGTTGGGGTCTAGCCGCATGGGGTGGAACCGTAACAGGTGAAGCAACTACAACTTTAAATGGTAGTATCAATGCAGTTACAACAACTGTTGTATTAACAGACGCATCTTTGTTTCCAACTTCAGGTACAAACTTTGTACAGATAGGTTCAGAAGAAATTTCATATACAGGTATATCAGGTAATACTTTAACAGGTGTTACAAGAGGAGTTAGAAATACAACAGCTGCAACACATTCAAATGGTGCAACAGTAACCAACAGTTCAGATTATATTGCATGGGGTGAGGCTGCATCGGGTGACTTAGTTGTTGATCCAGGTTTATGGTCTATTGACAACTTTGGTGATAAAGTAATTGCACTAATTCATAATGCACAAGTATTTGAATGGGATTCAAATGCAACAAACGCTGTAACTATTAGAGCAACTATTATATCAGGTGCACCAACAGCATCACGTGATATGTTAGTATCTACTCCTGATAGACACTTAGTATTTTTTGGCACAGAAGAAACTATTGGAACACCATCTACACAAAATGAAATGTTTATTAGATTTTCAAACCAAGAAGATATTAACACATATCAACCAACAGCAATTAACACAGCAGGTTTTCAAAGATTAGCTGATGGATCTAAAATTGTAGGTGCAGTTAGAGGTAGGGACGCAATCTATGTTTGGACCGATACATCGTTATTTACTATGAGATTTATTGGTCAACCTTTTACATTTGGTTTCCAACAAGTAGGAACAAACTGCGGATTGATTGGACAAAACGCTGCATTAGAAGTTGATGGTGCTGCCTATTGGTTTTCAGAAAATGGTTTCTTTAAATACTCTGGTAACCTTGAGACTATGACATGTTTAGTAGAAGACTTTGTTTATGATGATTTAAATACAACAGCCAATCAACTAATTAATGTTGGATTAAATAATTTGTTTGGTGAGATTACGTGGTTTTATTGCACAGAAAGTTCAACTGTAATTAATAGATGTGTAACTTATAATTATATGGACTCGACACCACAAAGACCTGTGTGGACCACTGGAACTTTAGCAAGAGGCGCATGGCAAGATTCCTCTGTATTTGGTTTACCACACGCAACTAGTTTTACTGCAAGTGATGATGCATCATTTGATGTTGTTGGTAACACTGAAGGAAGCACAATATACTTTGAACATGAAAAAGGAACGGATGAAGCACTAGCAACTGGTATAAATACAGTTACTTCTAACATTGAATCAGGAGATTTTGATATTACAGCACAAAGATCTAGACAGGGTCAACAAACAGGTGTTGCAACGTTTCAAGGAGATGGTGAATTTATTATGAAGATTAGAAGATTTATACCTGACTTTTTATCTCAAACAGGAAATACACAAGTAACATTACAGCTTAGAAACTATCCGAATAGCTCACAAGCAAGCTCACCACTTGGACCCTTTACAATTACCAGTTCTACTGATAAAGTAGATACACGTGCAAGAGCAAGAGCCATGTCTTTGAAGATAGCTAATACAGCTGCTAATCAAAGCTGGAAGCTTGGTACGTTTAGATTAGACACGCAACCAGACGGAAGAAGATAATGGCTACATTAGCGCAATTAGCACAACAATATTTAAATCAAGGATTACCTAGTATATCTGGTATATTCCAACCTAGAGGGCCGAGTATACCAACTCCAGTTCCAGTTGCACCAGAACCAGGAATCACTCCACGACTATTACAACCAATGGGTGGCGGTGGAGATGGATTTAGTGTTTACAACCCTGATCCAAATTCAATAAGTAATAAAAATTATATAAATCCTTTTCCATATGATCCAATGGATGATTTTGGAACTTCGGATTATGGATATATTGAAGAACCTAGAAAAGGAATTCAAGGTTTATTTGATCAATATGTTAAAGGAAGTCTACCAGCTCAGTTGATAGGTAAAGGATTAGATGCTTTAGGAAATATGCTTCCTGTAAACAGAAGAGCTATTTATGAAAATGAATTAGGTGGTCAAGGTATAATGGTTAATGACATTGGACAGATCGTATCTGATGGTGGAAATATAAATACAGCAGGAAATATTATGGCAGGTTATAATGCAGCTAAAGTAGACGCTGATACTTTTGCTAAAAGAAGAAAAATGATTGAAGATAATATGAAAGACCCTGTACAAAAAGCAGCTAAACTAAAAGCTCTTGCTGAAGCAGAAGCTATAATGTTAGGGACAACTAAAAAATCAACAGATGCAATTTTTGATCAAAAACTTAGAGACAAAGGATTAACTCCTTTAACAGATCAAATAGCCATGAATCAAGCAAAATTAGATTTTCAAAAATTAGCTAATTCTGATGATGATGATGATTTTGATATAACAAGTATATTAGACCCAACATCTAAAAAAAATATTATAAAAAATAAAGAAAAAATAACAAATCAAATTTTTCAAAAAGCAATAAATGATGTTAAACAAAAAGAAATAGCAAAACAAAAACAAATAGAAAAAATACAAAAAGCAAATATTCCAGCAACACCAGGATTTGATGTTAGTGGTGGTGGAATAGGGGGAGCAGGGGGTTATGATCAAGGAAAAGATTATAGTGGAGCAAGTGATAAAACAGCAGGAGATAGAGCTAGAACTAGAGACTCAAGAAAATCTGATTTAGGTTTTAGTGATGTAAGATTAAAAGAAAATGTAGAGTTAATAGGTAAGTCACCATCTAATATAAATATTTATAAATTTAATTACAAAGATAACCCAACAACTTATCAGGGAGCAATGGCTCACGAAGTACCTTGGGCATCTATTAAACATTCTAATGGTTATATGATGATTGACTATAATCAAATAGATGTGGAATTTAAAAAATGGCAAAAGTAACAGTAGTATTTACTAGACCCAGTAAAGAATACAGACAACAAGATGCTGATTCT